AAGTTTATGCGTAGTATATACATAAACACTTACGATTATGTACGTTCTACAGTAAAGTATAGTAACCCTAGTACATTTGGTTTATTGAAAGTATAACAGTATGACTACAGCATGGTCTACATTTCCTGTGCAGTTTACAGGTGGTTTGGTTACAAACATAAGTCCTTTACAACAAGGTATTAATGCTGTAGGTTCTGCTTTTATATTACAAAACTTTGAACCTTCACTTGATGGTGGTTATCGTAAAGTAGCAGGGTATAGCAAACTAGATGATGCTCAGTTAAGTGGTAGTGGTGTAGTACAGGCATTAGCTGTAGTTGAAAACGGAGACGAAGAAAGATTTATTGCTGCACGTAGTGGTGTATATTATTTAATAAATACTACAGATACAAATCCTGCATGGTCATCTAAAGCTACAGCAAGTAGTACAGGATTTATTCGTGCTCGACATGTAAGCTATAACTTTAACAATGCACTTAAAATAGTGTTTGTTGATGGTACAAACTATCCTGTTTATTACACAGACAGTAATCAAACAATGGCCTATATAACAGGTAGTGGTACTGGTCAGTCTGCAGTAAATGGTGCAAGTACCGTAGAGTTATTTAAAAGTACATTATTTTTTGGTAAGGGTACAGAGTTAATATTTACTGCACCTTATTCAGATACAGACTTTGATCCTGCAAACGGTGCAGGTAGTATAGGTCTTAACTCTGATATAACAGGTTTAAAAGTTTATCGTGATGCACTGATCGTATTTTGTCGTGATAAAATTATGAGACTAACAGGATCAAGTTCTGCCGATTTTACACTGAGTGCAATTACAGAAGACCTTGGTTGTTTAAGTGCAGATACTATACAGGAAGTAGGCTCTGACATTATGTTTCTTGGTCCTGATGGACTACGTACATTAAGTTCTACAGAACGTATCGGTGACTTTGGAATTGATGTTGCATCTAAAAATATAAGACCTACAGTAAATGAATTACAAACTTTTTCACAAAGTTTTTCAAGTACAGTAATTAGAGGCAAAGCTCAGTATAGATTATTTAGTTATGTAAGTGGTGAAAATGTAGATGTAGCTAAAGGTGTACTGGGAACAAAGTTTATTGATCAAGGTGGTACAGGTTTTCAGTGGGGTGAATTAAAGGGATACAAATGTTATATAGCAGATTCTCAGTATATTGGAGATAATGAATTTATAATATTTGCAAATACTGATGGATATATTTATAGAATGGAAAGTGGAACATCAAGAGACAATAGTAATATAAATGCAATATATGAATCTCCATTTATGCCGATTACAGACCCACAAAAAAGAAAAACATTTTACAAATTAGACTTGTATATAAAACCATTTGGTGCAGTTAATGTTGTTGCAGGTGTAAGATATAATCAGAATGACAGAGATAAAATACAACCTGCTACATTTACATTATCTTCTAATGCAGGTGGTGGTGGTTTTTATGGAAACAGTACAGCTATATTTAATACGACAACATATGGAGAACCAAGAACACAATCATTCAATAATAATATTGTGGGTTCAGGTAATACGGTAGCATTACGAATAGAAGATAATAGTTCAGATGCAGCATTTTTGTTAGATACAGCAATACTCGAATATGCTGAAAACAATAGGAAATAAAGGAAAGTCTTATGGGTACAGGCTATGTAAGAAATGATACAGCTAATAATATTGCTAATGGTAATGTTATTAATGCTGACGATTTAGATGGTGAGTTCAATGCCGTAGAAGCTGCATTTAATAATAGTTCAGGTCATACCCACGATGGTACTACATCTGAAGGTGCTGCTATTGAGGTAATTGGTCCTAGTCAAGACATAGTTGCTACAGCTTCACTACTACGTCCTAAAACAAATAATGCTGTTGATCTTGGTACTACAAGTTTAAAGTATAAAGATTTACATATGCAAGGTACTGCAGCCATAGCTACTAATGCTACAGTAGGTGGAACACTAGGTGTAACTGGTGCAACTACTTTAAGTGATACACTGGCAGTTACAGGTAATCAAACTAACACTGGTAATCTCACAGTAAATGGTAACACTACACTTGGTAATGCAGCATCTGATACGGTAACGGTGACTGCTGATGTGGCTTCAAATCTTATTCCTTCTGCTGATAACACTTACGATCTGGGTGCTAGTGGCAGTGAGTGGAAAGACCTCTATGTTGATGGCACTGCCAATATTGATACTGGCTCTATTGATACTGCAAATGTGGGAACTTTAGCCGTATCAGGTAACAGTACATTACAAGGTGATCTTACTGTTAATGGTAGCATAAGTGGCTCTGGTTCTATTGTTGCAACTACAGCAAATGCACTGACAACTGCACGTACAATTACAATTGCAGGTATAACTGCAGGTGCAGCTAACTTTGATGGTTCAGATAATATAACCAGAACAACAAGTGGTCTTACTCTTGGCGGTACAGCAGTTACAGCTACAGGTGCAGAGTTAAATATACTTGACGGTGTTACATCTTCAACTGCAGAGTTAAATTTATTAGATGGTGTAACGGCAAGTACTACAGAAATAAATCATATAGACGGTGTAACATCTGCAATACAAACTCAATTAGATGCAAAAGTCAACAAAACACATACAGGTGATGTTGACATTACTGGTGAACTTGTGGTACAATCCTACAATGAAACGTATCAAAGTGTTTCATCATCAAGTAATACAACAACTATAAACTGTGAGACTGGTAATGTGTTTGCATCAACTTTAAGTGAGAATACAACATTTACTTTTACTAACCCACCTGCTAATAATACCGCATACGGATTTAGTTTAAAACTTACTCAAGATGCAAGTGCAAGTGGTTTTACTGTAACATGGCCTACAACTATAGATTGGCCTGATAAACGTATACCAACACTTACTGTTACTGCTAATGCAATAGATCAGTTTGTGTTTTATACACATGATGGTGGTAGTAACTGGTACGGTTTTAGGGCAGGAAAAAATTTAGGATAATATAAAATGAGTAATGTTAAAAAGTTAATGATGCAAGCAGCAAGTGGAAAATCACTAAATGTAGAGGAGGTGTTTAGTACACACCTACATACAGGAAATAGTGGTACTTTAACTGTTAATAATGCAATTGATTTAGCAGGAGAAGGTGGTCTTGTTTGGATAAAAAGCAGAGAAGGTTTTGACCACGTTTTAACCGATTCTACTTCAAGTGGTGCAAAGTATCTTAGCACAGCAGCAACTACTCAACATCAAGATTTTTATGTAGGTGGTGGAAGTGATGAAAGATTTACTTTTAGTTCAACTGGTTTTAGTTCTACGGCAGCAGATTTTAAATGGAACAACAATGATAGAGACTATGTTTCTTGGACATTTCGTAAAGCCCCTAATTTTTTCGACATAGTTACGTATACAGGAGATGGTTCACAGGGTAGGGCTATATCCCATAATTTAGGTTCAGTTCCAGGCATGGTTCTAATTAAAAGAACAGACGCAGCAGGTAATTGGCCTTATTGGCATAGTGGTATACCTACCAAGTTTCTGAATATGAATAGTACCCAAGGTAACTCAGATGGACAGTACAGGTTTGGGGACTACTCAAATCCTATAAACCCTACTGCTACTACATTTACAGTTAGTAACTATACAGACGTTAATGCGAACAATGGGACTTATGTGGCGTATATTTTTGCACACCATAACAACAGTGGCACGTTTGGTGCATCAGGAGATAAAGATATTATTAAATGTGGTACTTATGCAGGAAATGGTAGTGTTTATGGAACAGCAGTAAATCTAGGGTTTGAACCACAATTTGTGTTTATTAAAGCTTACACTCACAGTCAAGCAGGGGTAATGTTTGACAGCATGAGAGGGATTTCATCAGCAGAAGACGATCAGGTTTTGTATCCTAGTGCTACTAGTGCTGAAGGTAGTCCACAAGCTTTTCTTGCTCTTAGACCAGATGGTTTTCAGCTACAGACAGATAATTACGAAGCTAATGGGTCTGGAGTTAGTTATGTATACATGGCTATACGCAGACCAATGGCTGAAGCAGAAACAGGTGCAGACGTATTTAAAGCAACCTATGGAAATTCAAGTAGTAATGATCCACCAGGTTGGTCTTCTCCAACAGGATTTGTTGTTGATGCTTCTCTTGATATGAATTTTGGCGGTCAAGGCGGCTCTTCAACCGACTCACCAACTTTTGGAGCTAGGTTAATACAGAATAAATATTCTGACCAGTTGTATAACACTAGTGGCCCTACGTTTCAAAATTGGGATGGTCAAAACTATGACCACCAAAATGGTTTTGCGGATTCAGCAGATGGTGGAACTGGTGATTTAGGCTACATGTGGCAAAGAAAAGCAGGGGCATTTGATGCATTTTCTTTTTTTGGTACTGGATCAAATATGACCCATAATCATAATTTAGCAGGTGAAGTGGGTATGGCGTGGTGGTTTACTGTTAGTACATCCACACACGTATATGTTTACGCAAGACCACTTGGTGCAAATAAGTTTATGCGATTAAATTTAAATTATGATCAAGTAACGGATACAGTACTTTGGCAAAATACACATCCAACAAACACTCAATTTTATACAGGTGGTGGCTACAATAATAGTAACGAAGAGCACATTGTACTCTTGTTTGGAAATTTAGATGGTGTAAGTAAAGTAGGAACATTCACTGGAAACGGAACTAATCAAAACATTGATTGTGGATTTAGTAACGGAATACGCCTCCTTATGGTGAAAAAAGTAGGTACAGGATACTGGTATTTCTGGGATGAAGCAAATTTAGGAAGTCAATATCACGACTTTTGGTACATCAAAAACCAAGCAGGGTTAATCACTAATCAAGACACAATTGATACCTACAGTGCAGGGTTCAATATTAAATTTAACACTTATCAATCCATCAATACTAATGGAGACACATACTTATTTTATGCAGTTGCGGCATAACTCAAGGTCAAAAAGGAGTAACAACTAATGACTGAATATCGTAATCGTACAACAGGTGAAGTTAAAACACAAGGTGAACTTAGGAAAGACAATCCCAATACGTCTTTTCCTAAAATATGGAATAGCAATGTTTTTGATGCATTAAATGTTGATCCAGTAATGATTGCAGCAGCACCTACAGATGGAATAGGTAAGTATCAACATGCTGTTAGAAATGGTGTAGAACAAAACTCTAATAGTGACTGGGTATATGCATGGAAGATCGTTGATATGTTTGCTGATATAGATGGCGGTAAAACTAAAGCAGAGCAAGAAACTGCATATCAAACAAGTCTTGATACTAATGCAGCAAGTAATAACCGCAAAAAACGTGATACTTTACTTTCTGAAACAGATTGGTGGGCAGTGTCTGATCGTACAATGACCTCTGATCAAACTGCTTATCGTAAAGCATTACGTGATATAACTGCACATTCTAACTGGCCTCACCTTGAAACAGATGACTGGCCCACTAAACCATAGGTAATTTAGCATGGCTGACATTAAACTAACATCAGAAGAAATAGAAACAATGCTAGATAATGCAGCTAGGCGTGGTGCTAAAGAGGCATTACGTTCTATCGGGTTACTTGATAATGATGCACAAAAAGATATACTAGAGATGCGTAACTTGATAGAAGCATGGAGAGATACACGTAGAAGTATATGGAGTACTGTGGTAAAGTTAGCTACAGTTGGAACACTAACATTCATAGCAGGTGCTGTTTGGATGACATTTGGTAAGTAAGGCATAAACAATGAATAATCAATTTAAAAATCCTACATTCGGTGGTTTTAAACCAAATGCAATGCAACGTATTGCAGGAACATTAGGTTATACAGGAGAGATGTCTGGGTTTCAATCTTACCTAGAGCAAAACCCTGATAAGAAAAACCAGATGGATGAGTTTAAACAAGCAGCTATGATGATGGCTAAAGGTGGTGTAGTACGAAAGTTTCAAGCAGGTGGTTTTAATAACCCAAACAATCCTTCTAATGCAGGGTACTCTGCAAATCAATACTCTGCAAATCCTGCATTAACAGAGGCAGAAAAAAATGCACAAACAACAGCACAACAAATGGCTGATAATGATGATGATGGCCCTTCAGTAAATCAACCTGTACAACTTGGTCCACAGGTAGAAACAGTTCAGTACGTGCCTCAAGGTGGACCACCAATCCCTTACCAACAATCACAACAGTATCAACAACAAGCTGCTCAGACTGTACAACAAAATGCAGCAGGTACT